AAGACGATTCAGTTGACCACGTCTTTTACATTCCCTTTATAGAACTCATATTGTCAATTAAGAAAAACGAAGTAGATGAAGAAGACACCTGGTAAAGCTACACCTAAGGCATCTAGAAGAGGATGCCTGTGCAAAAACAACACCTATTCAAGCAAGTGTTGCGACGGATCACTACAAGCCCAAGGGATTGGTTCTCTGAATGAACAAGGTAATTCTACCATCACTAGAGAATAAAAATACAACAAGATTAACCTGTGTTGGTTAACATAGTAGTTTTTAGTAACAAAACAAATAACCTTAATATGAACGCAAAAGAAATCGTAGAAAAATTCAAGAAGATTTTGCTTTCTGAAGTTGAGCAAGTTGAGACTCAAGTAGAAGAAGTAAAGTTGGAAGAAGTTGCCGAGGATTTAGCTGATGCTCCAATGGTAGAAGACGAAATGGCCCCAGAGGACGTTTCTGAAGATGCTGTTGAGTCAGAAGATAAATGGGCAACCAAAGAAGAACTTGCTAAAGAAATCGCTTCATTAAAAGCGATGATTGAGCAAATCTCTAGCGCAATGAGTGCTGAAGAACCAATTGACGCTCCTGCTGAATTGTCTGAAGAGCCTGCTAAAGAAGAGTTGTCTTCACAAGAAGAAGTAGCTCCTTTAACTCACAGCCCTGAAGCGATCGTGGAGACTAAACAATTAAACCTTTACTCACAAAAAAGAGCAAAGACAACCTTTGACCTTGTATTATCAAAAATCGTAAACAAATAAAATAAACAAAAATGGCTACTACAACCTCAATTACCACAACTTATGCAGGTGAATTTGCTGGCAAATATATCTCTGCCGCTCTTTTGTCTGCTTCAACCATCGAGAACGGTGGTGTCGAAGTAAAACCGAACATCAAGTTCAAAGAAGTTATCAAGAAGATCGCTACAAACGATATCTTGAAGAACGCTACTTGTGATTTCGATGCTACTTCTACTGTAACTCTAACTGAGAGAATCCTTCAACCAGAAGAATTCCAAGTTAACTTGCAGTTGTGCAAAAAAGATTTCCGCTCTGACTGGGAAGCTGTACAAATGGGATACTCTGCATTTGACTCTTTGCCTCCTTCTTTCGCTGACTTCTTGATTTCTCACGTTGCTGCTAAAGTTGCTCAAAAGAACGAGCAAAACATCTGGGCTGGTGTTAACGCTAACGCTGGTGAATTTGATGGATTTGTTGCTTTGATGACTGCTGATGCTGACGTAGTTGATGTTGCTTCTCCTGCTGCTGGTGGAATCACCGCTTCTAACGTAATCGCTGAGCTTGGAAAATTGCGTGATGCTATTCCAGATGCAGTATACGGTGCTGAGGATTTCGCTATCTACATTCCTTTGAATGTTAAGAAAGCTTACATCGCTGCTCAAGCTGCTTTAGGTTATGCTAACCTATACCACGATGGAGTAACAGGATTGAACTTCGAAGGTATTCCTTTGTTCGTTGCTAACGGTCTTACTTCTTCTTATATGGTAGGTGCGCAGAAATCTAACTTGTTCTTCGGTACTGGTTTGTTATCTGACCACAACGAAGTAAAAGTTATCGATATGGCTGACATCGATGGTTCTCAGAATGTTCGTGTAGTTATGAGAATGACTGCTGGTGTACAATACGGTATCGGTTCTGACATCGTTCTTTACACTCCTGGAGCATAATTTTACTGAATAATGATTAAGGGGTAGGTAAGCCTTAAAGCCTACCTGCCCCTTTTTATTTAACCAAACAAAAAAAACATACTATGGCCTGTGATTTATCATTAGGAAGACTAGAGCCTTGCAAAGATAGCGTTGGTGGATTGAAAGCAATCTACTTCGTTAACTTCGGTGACATAGGAGCAATCACATACGATGTGACGAATACCGATGTTATTGATGCTATTGCAGGCACACCTTCCGCGTACAAATATGAGATTAAGGGAGCTTCTTCCTTCACTCAGAACATTCAGTCTGACAGACTAACCGGAACAACCGCTTTCGAACAAGTTCTTGAGGTTACACTTAAGAAACTTAGTGTTGCTGACCACAAAGAATTGAAATTGCTTTCTTACGGAAGACCTCACGTTATCGTAGAGGACTACAACGGAAACTTCTTCTTGTCAGGTCTTGAACACGGAATGGAAGTGACTGGTGGTACTATCGTTACTGGTGCTGCTATGAACGAACTTAGTGGATACACCCTTACCCTTACAGGTATGGAGAGAGTACCTGCTAACTTCTTAGGTGACACTCCTGCTGCGGTAGGCTTCACAGTAGAATAATCTACAAACATATCTGATAGCAAAGAGGGACTCAATAGAGTCCCTTTTTCTATTTAAAACAAAAAGAAGCACTTTCAGTTATCATTCTATGATAAGACTTTTACCCACTACCTCAACCCAAGTCGTTAGTATTGTCCCTAGGGACTTCACTAACCTAACTGATATTGACGTGGTCATAACTCAAGACGGAACAGGTACTACTCAAACGCTGACAGGTGTATCAGCGTCACTAAGTAGCAACGGAAACTTTGTGCAGGTGTCTATAGCATCTTCTATTCTTGTCGAGGAAAACGCTTACTACCTAGAGTTCACAAAGGGTGGCAACATTTGGTTTAGAGATAAGGCATATGTGACTACTCAAGTAGATAAAGATATCGTTCACACTATAAATGAAGGAGCATATGACTTCTTTGAAGGTGACAGCGACAATAAATACATAGTATTGGAATAGTATGAGAAACAACGCAAAAAATAGACAAATTAACTTGGTTAAGCAGCCTGCTAAGATGGGTGCTACAAGGATCGTAAATCTATCTAGCTTTCAGACTCCATCGGTTAAAGAGGTGTACAATAAAGACTACGTTCTTTACGATGACGGAGATGGCGGAGACTACTTTGAGAACCTGATTGACGCTTATATGGGAAGTCCAACGAACGCTCGTTGTATCAATGGTATTTCCGATATGATATACGGCCGTGGCCTTGAGGCCACAGACAGCGATATGAAGCCTGAGATGTATGCTAAGATGAAGATGATTCTTAAGCCAAGAGAAGTTAAGCGAGTGACTGCTGACTTTAAAATGCTTGGTCAAGCTGCGCTTCAGGTGGTATACAACAAGCAAAAGACTTCTATCGTAAAGGTATTGCATTGGCCAATGGAGACATTGCGCGCAGAGAAAGCTAAGGATGGTAAGATTATGGCTTACTACTACCACCCAAAGTGGTCTGACCTTAAGCCTTCTGATAAGCCTATGCGTATTCCTACCTTTGGCAACGGATCTAAAGGGGAGTACATTGAGTTATATGTATTCAAGCCATACAGAGCAGGTTTCTACTACTACGCTCCTGTAGACTACAACGCTTGCTTGCAGTACTGCAACCTTGAGCAAGAGGTGTCTAACTACCACATCAACAATATAAAGAATGGCCTTCAGCCATCACTTTTGATTAACTTCAACAACGGAGTTCCGGACGAAGAGACTCAGCAGTTAATTGAGAACAAGATATACGACAAGTTTAGCGGTACTTCACAGGCCGGTAAATTTATATTGACCTTCAACGAGTCAGCTGAGACTAAAGCAGACCTTGAGCCAATACATTTGCCTGACGCACACGCTCAGTATCAGTTCTTGGCAGATGAGTCTAGAGAGAAGATTATGTTGGGCCACGGAATCGTGTCTCCAATCCTTTTAGGTATTAAAGACAACACAGGATTTGGTAACAACGCTGAAGAGTTGCGTACAGCGTCTATATTGATGGATAACATCGTTATCAGACCATTTCAGCAGTCAATCATAGATGGGCTTACTGAGATACTAAACTTCAATAAGATATTCTTAAACCTATACTTCGTTACTCTACAGCCAATCGAGTTTACAGAACTAGAGAACATCTCTACTAAGGTTAAAAGAGAGGAAGAGACAGGTGAGAAACTATCTTCTCAGAAAGAGGAGATGTGTTCTACCGAAGACTTCTCTGACGACCAAGGAGACGACCTATACGCTCAATTAGAGGAGCTAGGAGAAGTGATTAGCGACGAGTGGGAGATTGTACACAGAGAGCTAGTTACAGACGAGAACGAAGAATTCGATTTAACGAGTTTAGCGGTCACTAAAGACGACGCT